AATGTCGAAGGCGGACTTGTTGGTCTCGGGGATCGAGTGCGAGAGCATCAGGAAGAGGAGGATGAAGAACGCGAGCGCGTTCGTGATCGCGAGCGCCGCTGGCACCCAGTCCTTCGTGGCGATCTCCCGCGCCCGCGCGCTGGCCCGGTCCTGTGCCTCGATCTCCTCGAGCTTGATGCCGGCATCCTCCATGGCGCGCGCGAAGTCCTGGTCGGCCTGGCGGAGCTTGAGCAGGAGCTCGGGGCTCGCCCCCGCGACCGCTGCCGCGACGTCCGCCTCGCTCGCCTCCGGCTTGCCCAGGACCTTCTCCGCGATGGCGCGCACCGCCACGCCGGCGAGCGGGCCCCCGAGCGCGGTCGCCAGGGCAGGCGCCACCGTCCCCACGATCCCCTTCCATGTGGTGCTCATGCTCCCCTCCTGCGCAGATCCCTGAGGACGGTGAGGCAGTCAGTGCAGCGGTCCCGGCCGGCCGTGTCGGTCCGGTGCGGGTTGAACTCGTCGTGGACCACCCGGCCGCACAGGGCGATCGGGTAGTCGCGCCGACGGACGATATGCAGGAGGTCCCCCTGTCCCGCTGGTGTCTCCTTCTGAAGGCAAGTCCCATTCCACCCCGCCGGTCCGTGGGCGGTCATGGCGCCGCCTCGATGAAGCCAGCCGCCCGGTTCATCCAGCCGGAGGCGAAGATGGCCTGGCTGGGCTGCCGCGTGATGAGGTCCCCGTACCTGCGAACCCGCTGGGCGCAGACCGAGAGGTAGACCCGTCTCTTGTCGGAGGCATCCAGCGCGTTAAGTGTCTGCGGCCCAAGCACTCCATCCACAGGCGCGACGCCAAGGGCCCTCTGGAGCCATCGGATGGCGTCCCCGGGGCCGTGGTTCACGGCGCAGTCGAGCAGGAGGGCGCGCAGGGGGACGTCCAAGACTCCGCGCAGGCCCGGGCGTGCAAAGAACTGGCTCCAGTAGATTGCACGAGCTTCCTCGGCGGTGAGCGCCGCAACGTCGTCCACGGTCGCCACGCGGCCTCGCCAGGACGAAAGCGTCCGTGCGGTGACACCGAACTTCGTGGGCCCGCCCCGGTCCTCGGAGCGATTCACGAAGCCGCCCTCCCGCTCGAGGATGCCGTCGATGATGTCGTCGTCGGTCATGCGAGCTGGAACTCCCGCTCCTGGTAGGTCCCGGATAGCGATCCGTTGACCGGGATGATTCGGATCGCGCAGGTCGAGCCGGAGCTGGCCCCGTCCGCGCTCTGCATCGCCGTGGTCCAGGTCCAGGCCGCGGCCGTGATCCCCGTCACGGTGCGCTTGAGCACCCCGGCAACCCGGACCTGGATCGTGTAGGTGCCCTCGGGTGCGGCCGCGACGTCCTCCGCGTCCTGCGAGACCAGGACGCCGGCGGCGGTCTGGACGGTCCGATGCCGGTGCGTCCAGGTGACGACGGCGTCGCCCGTCACGATCCACGGGTCTGCCGGATAGGCCGCGCCGTTGATCCGCACCTTGCCTGGCGGCAGGGGCTTCAGGGCCCGGCTGGTCGTGGTCAGCGACATGGCCGTGGCCGAGCTCAATGCCAGCACGCGGCGCGCGTTATAGGGCAGCACCTTCACCGCCACCGTGAGGTCGCTCTGGTAGGGCGCGGAGGGGTTGACGAGGGGCAGGGTGCGCGGCAGGAACCAGACCGCGGAGCTGCTCGAGTGCCAGGCCGGGACGGTGTCGAGCACGCCCCGCATGAGCCGACCGATCCGGTAGTCGCCGTCGGGGCAGGTGATGTAGCGCCAGCCCATGATCTCCTGGTCGATCATCAGGAGATTCAAGCCGGCAAGGAACTCGTCCTCGCTGACCGAGGCGAGGAGGTCCAAGTCGTGCGCGTTAGCCAGCAGCCACACGGCATCGTCGATCGCCGGGCGGGAGGCGGGCATCTCCTCCTGCAGCTCGCCCAGCGCCGCGAATCCGGAGATCGCGTTGGTCTGGGAGAATGCGGTGCCCCCGGCTGGGTCGCTCCAGATCTGGTAGCCGAGGAGCGTCCCGGTGCCGCGGGCGGCCAGGACCAGGACCTCGCGCTCGGCGCCGCCGACAAGCTGGTGGGGTGCTTCGAGGAGGGCCTGTGCGGCCACCGGAGTCGGATCCCCAATGGGATCGACCCACCCGCTCGAGGGCGGTTCGCTGTAGGCCGTCCCCGAGAGGCTGAAGGCGTCTTCGATGGCCTCGAGCGTCATCTTGCCATTCGTTAGCTCGCCGTAGGCGGGCCGGGTCACCCGGCACACCATCCCGGCAATCCCGAGCGGAGACCAGTTGAGCTTGAAGACCGAACCGGGCCGCAGGGCCCAGGCTGAGCGGTTGGCCTTGAGCTTCAGCCGGGCGAACGGGTAGGAGACGGTCTTCAGCACCCGGCCGGCCACGAGACTTGCCGCCGGGGCGTTCGAGATCCCGCGGAACTCGACCTCGCTGACGGAGAGCTGGCCCCGGATCTGCAAGTTCGCCTGGTTCTGCCACTGCGCGATCCGGCTCGAGAAGTTGTCCTGGCGCGAGGTGTAGGTGACCTTGGCCGCGTTCGCGGTCTCGCTCCACGAGCCGCGCGTCAGCTCCACGTCTGCGAGGTTGGCCTCGTCGAGGACCGGAAGCGTGTCCGGGTCATAGTCCGCGCGCGTGAGCGCGAACGTGAGCAGGCCGGTCTGGGGATCCACGAACAGGTCCCCATCGACGTGCCGCAGAATCTCGGCGAGCAGATCGCTCGCCTCCGACTGCTGGTCGAAGACCATGGCGAGCCCCAGGGACTCGGTGTAGAGGGTCTCGCCAGCCGAGAGGAAGCTACTCACGTCGATCGCCGAGCTGGCGAGCCCGAGGCCCCAGACCGGGTCGGTCAGGATCTCAAACAGCATGCAGGCCGGGTTCGCGTCGTAACCCCCGTCGATCGCCATGCGGTGGCGCCCGCCCGTGAGGCCCAGCGTGTTCGGACAGCGCGTGACGATCATGGCCACGGGTCTGATGTACTCGCTCGTCCCCCAGTAGAAGCCGGTGGGCCAGCCCGGGGTCCCGACCTCGATCGCGTTGCGGAACACCGCCAGGCAGACCTTCTTCAGCGGGGGCCAGTCGGCGCTGCACTTGGCGACCATGTAGGGATCCGCCACCTGGCTGTCCGTGCCGAGGTAGACGTGCACCCGCCCTGCCACGCCGCCACCCTGCTTGTTCCCGCCAAAGAGCATCGGGTTGTCGATGCTGTAGACCTTGTGGCCGTCGGCCTCGGTGGTGTAGAGGGACCAGCCTCCGCTCTTCTCGTCGAAGGTGCAGCCCGTCACCTCGTCGACCGGCCCCATGCAAAGACCCAGCGCAACGCCGAGGCGGTAGTAGAACCCGGCGTCCTGGCCCTCGATCTTGAAGCTCGAGGCGCTGTAGTCGCCGTACCAGATCACGTTGGGTCCCGTGATTTTGCACGTGCCGAAGACCACCGGCAGGGCCCGGCTCGCATCGGCGGTGGGGAACTGGAAGTCGGAGAGGCCCTTGGGCTGCGGCTTGTCGGGCTTCGGCATGAGCGCCCGCTGGATGAAGAAGCTCGCGATGTAGAGGGCGAGCCAGATGAACCAGGCCATCAGCCGATCCCCACTTCGAATGGGTTCTTGGTCGGAATGAAGGGGAAGCCGCAGAAGTGCGCGAGGTTCCCGAAGGCCTTGCAGGCCGCGATCGTGCGGTCGCAGCCTGGGAAGGCGTAGACCCGGTCGCCGAGCCGGAGCTCGCGGAACGGGGTCATCAGCGTGAGCGTCCCCCCGGCATGCGCCGTCACCCAGTGGGTCTCGCCGGACTCGCTCTCCACCCAGCCGGCGGTGAAGTAGCCATTGCTGTGGGCGCCGAAGGCGGAGGCCTGGATGGTGAGGCCCTCGATCGCCGAGACCTGGGCCGCCACCCGGTAGGACTCCTTGTTCAGCCCGCACGGCCCCGAGTAGAGGGCCCAGTTGCACTGGCTCTGGTAGGTGTTGGTCGGGATCCGCCGGCGGAACGCTGAGCTCGCCGGCAGACAGGCGAGCTTCACCCTGGAGCCCGCGAACTCGGCCGAGGCGACCTCGCCAGAGAAGAAGCACAGGACCTCGGGGTCGCCGCGGTGGAGGCGGAAGGCCTGAACCGTGACCGGACGCACCGGCAGGTCGGCGATGAAGAGCCCAGCCACCGGGTTGGTGCGCGCCAGCGTGAGCTCGAGCTGCCCCTGCTCGTCCTCCCCGTTCTGGTCGATCTCGCCGCGGACGACGGTCTCGCGCTGGTAGGTCTCGTTCTGGAAGACCTGCTCGGCGTCCCCGCTGGTCTGGGTCCAGACACCGGTGCCGCAGGCAAAGCGGTAGAGCTCCACCGGGGCCCCGGCAGCCCTCGAGCGCTCCTTCGCGTCGAAGGTCATGCCGGGACCTCACGGGGGAGCTCCTGGAAGGTGAGGTCCGCTTCGGCCCCATCGGTCCCCCACCACCGGATGCGGGTCAGGTCCTCGGCCAGCCGGCAGAGGACCAGGAACGAGATCACGGTGCCGGCGGCCGACAGGTCCACCCCGTGGGCAGAGTCGAGCTGCAGGATCTCAGTGCCGTTGCCGGGGTCCGTCAGGCCTGTGACCTTGCGCGCAAGGCGCGGCCCCCCCGGCGGGACGATGGCCAGGTGGCGCCGCGCCGGGCTCGAGTAGAGGAACTGCCCGTAGCCGGTGCGCCGGACCGTGATCTGCGTGTGGGCGGCCAGGGCATTGGCAGCGAGCACGAGATCCCAGGCAAAGGTCGGAGTCCAGAAGGGCGTGAGGCGGCCCTTGCGGGCCACCAGGAAGGCCCGCAGGGCGACCACGGCCTCGCGGTCGGGGGCGAACCAGGAGAACGAGCGCTGGGGCAGCGGGATGCCGGCGTGGTCATCGAAGGCCCGACGGCCGGCGGGGTTCTCCAAGAGCTCCCCCTGGCGGCCGAAGGCCTCGGCGATCGCCTCCCCCATGTTGTGGGTGACCTCGAGCACGTCGTAGCCGAGGTACGTCACGCGGCCTCCACGCTGAAGGCGGCTTCGATCTCGGCCACCGGGCCGCTCAAGCGCCGCAGGGGCGCCGCCTCGAGCAGCCGGGCGGGCAGCAGCGGCACGCACAGGGTCCCCGCCTGCGGCCAGGCGCGCGTGGCGGCCGAGCGCAGCGTGAGCCGCGAGGCCTCCACCGTGTCGATCACGAAGGCCTCCCAGGTCCACTGGCTGCGCCACAGCATGCAGTTCGCGCCCGCCTCGAAACCGCGCCCTGCGGTCTGGACGGAGATCTCGGTGGCGTCCAGGGCCACGGGGCCCGTGGGCTCGACCGCGTCGGGCCACAGGGGCACGGAGAAGACGAACTTGCCGGTGGCGAAGAGCCGGGCCATGACCTCGGCCGCAGAGGCGGCGTCGGTGAGCGTGGCGCGGAAGCGGAGCTCCCGCGAGGGTGTCGAGCGAAGCTGGATCCGCTGCTCGGAGCCGTCCCAGGCGCCGATCACGTCGGTGAGGTAGCCGTAGGCCTCCTCGAAGCCGCCGTCGCCGTTCGGCTTCGGGGTGAACAGGATGACCCGCAGCCCGGTGACCCGGCAGTCGGCGCCGGTGAAGCCGGGGAAGTCCCAGGTGAGCAGGGTGTCCACCGTGGAGTCGCCCACGCCCTCCACCGTCACCGTGAAGAAGACCGAGGCGAAGGGCGCCCACCATCCGGGGAGCGCCATTCCCCCGCTCACAGAGACGCCAGAGGTGCCCTCAATCGCGAGCCCCGCGCAGAAGTGCGGGTTGTAGTTCGCGTCCCAGACCTCGACTTCGAAGTTGGTCGTGGAGAGCACGCTGCCCACGTCCTTGACGCGCGGGATGACGTGGATGACCTCGAAGAAGAGCTCATCCCAGACCCTGGCGCGCCGGCCCGTGCGGGCAATGGTGACCGGGACCAGGCCGCCGGCGCTGGCCGGGCCGCGGGCAGCGGCCGCAAGCATGACGGCGGTGAGGCCCGCGGGGCGCTCGAGGGCGTCGAGCGCTCCAATCCGGTGCTCGTTCAGGAGCGTGAGCGCCGCCGGGGCGAGGAGACCGGCCGGCATCAGGCGGCCTTCAGCACCGCGAAGTGCGGAAACAGCATGAAGGTCTTCGGCCCGATCGTGTAGGTGGCCGCCGCCAGAAAGCCGTGCCCCACCGCGCCGCAATCGTAGACGTGACGCAGCGAGCCGATCAGCGAGTAGCCGCCCGAATCGCGCTTGGCGTAGAGGTGGACCGGCAGGAGCACGGCCTGCTCGTTCATGTCGGAGACGAGCACGGAGCTCAGCCCGGTGTAGGTGGGGAAGCTCCAGTCGTAGGAGCCGCCCGCGCCCGGGAAGAGATCGATCCCGCTGCCGCCGGCGACACCGGGGTAGCCTTCCTGCGCGCTGGCCGTGTCATTCGAGAATCCGACCCAGCCGCCGGTGTGCGAGTCGACGTCGGCGCGCACGTATCCGGCGTAGCCGTAGGAGGAGTAGATCCCGTAGTCCTCCCGCTGGACCACCCCGAAGGGGCAGGCAGCATTCGAGGCGGCATCGCCGGCCATGCCGTCCCACCCGCCGTAGCGCGCGCCGAGCGCGGCGAAGAAGTAGGGGCCGCCGGTCCAGGTCCCGACCTTCTCGACCGACAGGCCGAAGCCCAGGTGCGTGAAGATCCCGCCGGTGCGCTCCACGACCACGACGATGTTGTCGGCGCCGTCGTCGAAACCGCGCCAGCCGAGGATCGCGCCCGACGGCAGGCGCATGAACGAGCCCACGGTGTAGCTCTGGCCGTAGCCCTGCGGGCGGCCGGGCTGGAGGTTCCAGGCCTGCCCCGCGTCGTACCCGGTCCCGAGGTACAGGCCGATGCCGGGAGCGGCGACGGCACCCAGGGACGGGAAGATCACGGTGTTGGCGGTGGCGCGCAGGTTCACGTAGACCCCGCTCTTGTGCAGGTGCGCGCGCCAGCCGTCGCCGTCCGCCTGGCTCATGTCCTGGGTCCAGCCCTGAGTGATGAGCCAGGTGACGATGCCCTGCAGCAGATCCGTGGGGTTCGCCGCGGTGCCGGTGTGGTAGCTCGCTGCCATCAGTCCTCCCGCACGCAGAAGAGGTCCATCGCGCCCGAGCGGCTGCCGTCCAGGAACGCGAGGTAGCGGTCGTACCCGATCGTGATCTCGCTCTCGGCGTTCAAGCCCGCGGCCCCGGAAGTGGCGAAGACGCCGTCCAGGACGCCGAAGTAGTTCACCGGCGCCACACGGCGGTTGAGCATGACCGGGAAGATGGGTACCGAGCCATCGAGGTTGGCGCGCAGGTTCCGCAGCCCGTAGGCGTACGGCCAGATGGTGTTGCCGGCGACGGTCCCCATGTAGTACTCGTAGTCGTCGTAGCCGTGAAGCCCGAGCCACGTGCCGTCCGGGCCGCGCAGGCGCAGCTTCGACTGCCCGTCGTAGCCCCCGGGGTAGGTTCCGGTCAGGGAGCTGCGGCTCATCGGGAAGTTGGAGTGCTCCCAGGTGGCACCCGAGTAGCGCCAAGTGGTCGAGTCGCTGCTCGGCTCGTCGTAGAACGCCAGCGCGCCGCCCACCGCGAGCGGGTAGGGCCACTGCCCGGGCGAGGCGAAGGGCTGGATCAGGCCGAGGTAGGCGGACTGGTAGCTCGCCCCGACCTTGGCCACGACGATCACGCGCCGGCCGTTGATCCAGAACCAGTAGTCCATCGCCTGGTTCCAGAGCGGGAGCACCGGACCGTGCTGGTAGTGCTGCGCGTTCCCGATCGCGCCCGGGTGCGAGAAGAAGCCCACCGTGGGACCGCTGTGGCCCGTGTAGCCCTGCAGGCGCCAGTTGTACCAGCCGGCCTCGGCGTTCTGGAACGGCTGCGCGCCCACCAGGATCTCGGAGGTCCCGTCGTTGCCCGGGGCCTTCCAGATGCACTGCTTGAGCGGATAGGTGCGCCTGGCACCGGCGCTCGAGCCGGTCTCGTGGACGAAGGTGCCGGCCACGACCCACTGCGAGCCGTCCCAGTACTCGACGGTGAAGTCCCCGGGGCAGGCGGACCAGGACCCCGTGGTCGGACAGGTGATCGCGATCTCCTTGATCGCCTTCGCCGTCGCGAACTCGTACTCGAGCCACGCCGGAACCGCGTTCGCCTGCCAGTAGGTCGAGTTGCCGGAGTCGAAGGCGTCGGCCGCGACGTGCGAGGAATAGACGCTCGAGGCGCTCGGCGTGCCGCCGGTGCACTCGTCGGCGCCGCCGATGCTGGTGGCCATCTCGAGCCGCGCGACGTAAAGGCCGGAGGACGGGTTGCCGGCCGACGTGACGCTGATGCGCCAGCGGGTCGAGGAGGCGGTGACCGGCGCCGTGAGCCGCGTCCAGGGCGGCGCCGTGCACAGGATGAACTTGTCGCCGAGCGCGAAATCCGTCGAGCCGGCATTGATGGTGAACTGCACGAGCGTGCCCGTGTAGGCCACTCCGGTCATCGCCCTCGCGCTCTGCTCCCCTGACACCGAGCCGGTGACAAGCCACTCCTCATCACCGGGGCTCTGATTTTCAATGCACTCGATCTCCCACGTCTCAGCGACCGAGGCGCTCCCGCCCTGGTGGCCGGTCAGGGTCCCGTTCCCGGTGTTCCCGGCGTCGGGTGCCACGGCGAAGGCGCTGCCCTGGTCGCACAGGCAGGCGTCGAGCCTGGCCAGGAGGTCCAGGTAGTCCGAGGCGGTGCCGGTCTTGAGCATGGCTACCTCAGCGCCTGGCCGATGGCCCGGCGGTGCTTGGAGATGACCTTGATGATCTGCCGGGCACCGTCCGCGGACTCCAGGTAGACCCTCTGGTCGCGGATCCGCGCGCCCTCGGGCAGCTCGAGCGTGAGCGAGCCGCCGAGCTCACGGCCGCCCCGCGCCGCGGCCGCGGCCATGGGAGACTGGACCAGGCCACCCTCGGCGTACCCGGCCGCGTAGTCACGCGCGTCGGGCATGTGGAAGTGGAGGGGCTTCATCGGCCCGAGGTCCGCGAGCGTGAGGTGCGCCAAGATCGCCTGCGTCTGCGGGCTGAGCTTGAAGTTGGCCCGGTTCATCTGCTCGAGGATCTGGTAGACCCCGGGCATGCCCACGGTGCGGGCGCGGACCACGTACTCCCCGGCCGACAGGAGCGCGGGGACCGAGTCGCTGGTCGGCCCGCCGGGGCCCCGGATGAGCCCACCGGTCGCTTTCTTCTGCACCGGCCCGCCCTGGGCCATCCCCACCGGCGCGCCGAAGATCGCCTTGAGGAGTGCGAGTTGCGCCATCTGGACGATCAGCTGCTGGATCATCTGGGCGAGCGAGATTGCCAGCGTGCGCACCGCGTCACCAAAGCTCCTGACCTGGTTGATGCCACTGGCGAAGAAGTCGGCAACCGTACCGATGGCGGAGCGCATCAACTGGCCCGTGTCGCGGGCCTCCGTGCCCAGGTTCCGAAGCCCCTCCACGGCGGCCTGCGCCTGCGCGATCAATCGCTCGTCGCCCGTAGCCCGCGCGGCCGCCAGGGCCGCCTCGGCGGACGCCTGGAGCACAGGCAGGCGTTCGCGCTCGAGGGCCAGCAACTGCGCCTTCACGGTGAGCTCGTCGAGCCCCCGGGCCTGGGCGTCGCGCTCGATCCGACTGCGCTCAGCCTCGTAGGCGGCAAGCGCCGCGTCCGCCTGCTCCATGGCGACGCGGAAGTCCTCGGCGGCCCGGAGCGCCCCCTCGAGGCGCTGGCGCTGGAGGACCGCGAGGTCGGGCGAGCCGGTCCGCTGCAGGATCACCTTCTCCCAGGCCTCGCCCTCCTGCGTGATCCGGAGCATCTCGGCCTCGTGGCGCTGCCCCTGCGCCTCCATGATCTTCTGCTCGCCGGCGATCCAGGTCTGGTTGAGCCGCTCGACCTCGGTCTCCTCCTCGGCGCTGAAGGATGCCTCCCGGCCCGCCCGGCCCGCCTCGAGCACCCGGATCTGCGTGCGGTAGCCGCGCACCGCCTTCTCGTGCTGGCCCTGGTCGGGATTCGGGTTCGCCTGCTCGGCGGCCAGCATGCCGCGGAGCTTCTTGAGCTCGGCCTCCTGCTCGAGCCGGAAGATCTCGCGCCGGCGCCGGAAGTACTCGCGGACGCCGATCAGCCCGCGCTCAAAGGCGCGCTTCTCCGCCTCCTCGCGGGCCTTGAGCTTCGCCTCGGTGAGCTTCTGCTCGGCCTCGAGGCCGTCGCGGATGGCGTCCTGGCGCTCGCGGTAGAGCTGCGTGAGGTCGACATCGGTGACCCCGCCGCCCTTGAGTGTGGGCGGCTCCGGCGTCGACCAGGCGTCCTTCCAGAGTTTGGCCTTCCGCGCCGAAAGGTCGGCGAGCCGCTTCTCCTCGCGCTTCACATGCTCCTTGGAGATCCGCTCGGCCTCCGCGACGTTCCCGCGCGCCACCTCCCGGACCACAAGGCCGAAGGTCTTCACCGCGTCCGAAGCCGAGATGCACTTCGTGACGGTCTCGTCCAGGATGGTGTTGAAGATCACGAGCGCGATGTTCAGCGCCCGAATGACATTGCTCATCGCGGCGCCCCACCACTTCCACATGGCAACCCAGGCAGGCAGGGAGTCCTCCATGATCTGGGCGGTCTGGTGGATGGCCGGAGCCAATTCCTGCACGAGCTGCAATGCGACCCCCTGCAGCACCGCGCCCATCTCGCCGAAGTCGTCTTTCACGCGCGTCACCGCCGCGACCATCTTGTCGCTGAGGAGCAGCCCGAGGGCCTCTGCCTTGGCGCGCGCCGCCTCGAGGCCGCCCTTCGACAGATCGTTCATCAGGGGGATCAGCGAGGCCGCGTTCTTCCCGAAGACCGCCATCGCCAGCGCGGCCTTCTCCGAGCTGTCGCGCATCGCGCCGAACTTCCGCGCCACGACGTCGAAGCGCTCGGCGGTGTCCTTGCCCTTGAAGTCCCGAGCGCTCAGGCCGATGGCCCGGAAGGCACGCACGGCCTCGGCGCTGCCGCCCTCGAGCTCGGCGAGCCGGCGCGCGAAGGCCCCGAGGCCGGTCTGGAGAGTCCCTACGTCGACGCCGGCCCCGCGGGCTGCCAGCGCCAGCGCCGACATGTTCGCAATCGAGGCCCCGACCCGCTGGGACATCTTGCCGATCTCGTCAGCGGTCCCCGCAGCGCGGCGCCCGAGCGCGGTCAGGGCCCCGACCGAAACCGCGATCCCGAGCCCGGCGAGAAGCCCCTTGGTCCCGGCCAGCACGCCGTTGAGCGACTTGAAGCCGCCAACCGCGCCGCCGGCTGAAGCACTCGTCCGCTTCGCCTCGTCGGAGACCTTGCGAAGCGCCGCCAAGACCTCGGGGGTCCCCTCGACGCTGAGACGGACCCTAACGTCAGGCGTTGGCACGGGTTTCACCTCGGGGATTGTTGGGCTGGATAGAATGCCGGCGGCCGGGCATACTGGTTGGGAAGGGAGGCCGCGAATGCGAACGTTCTTGGGGATTGTCCTCTGCTTTACGATCTACCTTCTCCCGACAGGTGTGGCGATGCTGCGGAAGCACCACAACGAGGGGGCCATCTTCGCGCTCAACTTCTTCCTGGGATGGACTGTCATCGGCTGGGTAGGCGCCCTCGTGTGGTCCCTCACCTCTCCCCCGTCGGCCCCGCAGCAAGTGGTGGTGAACGTGCAACCCGGGGCCGCAGGGCAGCAGGCCGCCGTGGCCACCACCGTGCCGGCCGAGCCGCGGACGGTCGCCGAGTTCTGCCCCCAGTGCGGCAAGCGCCGCGACGGAACACTCTCCTTCTGCCGCAACTGCGGCGCGAAGCTCACCTAACCTGAAGTCCGCAGCGGTCATCGCCTCTCCATGAGGATCTCCGGCGGCCGGGGCGCCTCCCCCTTGCCGCCGAGTTGCCAGGTCAGGACCCGGAACCGGAAGTCCTCGAGCGCCTCCCGGCTCCGCAGGGTCTCGAGCTCGAGGAGCGCCTCGCGGATCGGCCAGCGCGTGAAGACGGCGCGCTGCCGGTCCGGGTCCCCGCCCGCGAGCGCACGGATCAGCCCTCCCCACTCGCCGTAGTCGAGGTCCCCACGCTCCCAGCTATCGCCCCCGGGCCGGGCGCTGAAGAGCGCAGGGAAGTCACCAGCGACCCCAGCCCGTCTCTCACGAAAGGGAGCAGAAGCGCCGCCACGAGCCGGTGGACCTCGGCCTTGTCCCCGGGCTCATACAGGTTCCCGACGAAGCGCCCGGTCTCCACCGCGAGATCGGGCGTCCAGTTCAGGTCGTCGACGCCCTCGGGCACGACGAAGGCGCCGAGCAGCTCGTAGAGCAGGCCACTCTCGAGCACGGTCCCGAGCACCCGCCAGCTGAACTGCTCCATGGTCTCGCCGGGCGCGAGGTCGACGCCCTCGAGCCCCGCGCGCCGGATGAGCCCCATGGTCCAGGTGTCGTGGGCACACGTAGACCGCGTGACCTCGCGGAACACGCGCCCGCCGATGGTGATCTTCTCGCTCATGGAGCACCCCAGGGCCGGAGCACGCCGGTCTCGACGAACTCCGCGGCAACCAACGCGAGGAGACTCTGCACACGGCGCCGGTCCGCGCCCTGGAAGACCTTCCCGAGGAGTCGGGTGGTCGCGGGCGCCTCTTCGACGCTCCATTCCGTCCCCGCCGGGGTAATCTGACTCGCGAGCAAGGGCAGGAGTACGCCCTGTTCGAGCATCCGGAAGTAGAGCCGCCACGAAAACTGATCTCTGGTCTCACCGGGGTCGGGCGGCATCGCGTCGATCCCCGCGCGCCGGGCCAGGCTGGCGACGTAGAGCTCGCGCTCGATGGTCTTGTGGGTGACCAGCTCGAAGGAGCGTCCGTCCAGGGTGATCTTCTCGCTCATGGCGTCACCGCCTCGGCGACGATGGCCCGCACGATGCGCTGAAGCAGTTGCTCGACGGCGGCCAGATCGTCGGGTTCGGTGAGACGGCTGAGGAACTCGACGGTCGTCTCGTCCGGGCAGTAGGCCGTCAGGCCGGCCTTTTCCGCGCTCCAAGAATCCTGACGCGGGGCGAGTCGCGCGGCCATGAGGCGGTAGGCGACTCCGCTCTCGATGACGCGCCCCCGGACCCGGCTGGCGAACTGCTCGGCCGTCTCATCTTCGAATGGCGCGAGCGTCGCGAGCCCGCCCTTGCGCAGGCAGCGCGCCCAGTGCGGCCGCCCCTCGATGGTGCAGTCGGGCAGGACCGCGAACATGCGCCCCCGGAGCGTGACGACCTCGTTGGATGCCCGGCGAGCCTTGGCCACCATGCGCAGCGGCGCAGGCTTCGAGTCCTTCCTCTCCATGCTTCCTCCCTGATCGCGGGGGCGGTGGGAGTGGTAGCGGGTGCCGGTGCTGCCCCGGCCCTTCCGGGTGTATGAGGCCCGGCTCCGCACTGGCGGCCCCGCGTCTGTCTTTGTGTCCCCCGGCGGCAGGCCGGGCCGTCGCTCGACCGGGCGTCTGGCGCCTCACGGCCCACCGGCCGGGGGTTCGTCGTCACGCCCGCTGGCGCAGGATCCCGTAGGGCTCCGTCGGGTGGTTGACCGAGTCCACGAGCACACTGCCCTTGAGCTTGATCGTGCCGTAGTCCTCACCGATCAGGTCGAGACCGCCGTCCGGCATGAGCGTGCAGCGCCAGACCTCGAGCTCCTGGACCTTCCCGCGCGTCGGGTTGCCGATGAAGCGCAGGAAGAACTCGCTCTGCGGGCTGCCCGCGATCGGCACCTTCCACGCCGTCTCGGCGGCGTAGGAGTAGTCGATGGTCAGGTCGTCGCCCGACACGATCGAGCCGCCCTCGCGGATGTAGATCAGGCCCACGGTGGCGTCGGCGATGTCGTAGTCTGTGCCCAGGACGTAGGTGGTGGCGCCCTTCTTGAGCACGACGCTGCTGATCTTGCGCTTCGCGGTCTTGTAGGAGAGGCCAATGACGACGTCGTTCATGGCCTCGGCGATCACCGTGCCACTGGTCTGGTTGGCGGCGGCCGAGCTGCCGAGCAGCGCCACGGCGAGGTTGTCCTTGTCCCACTCGGAGAGCGCGAGCGCGATCTCGGCATTGATGCCGGTCACCGCGCGGTCCAGCAGCGGCGCGGCCGGCAGGGAGAAGTCCTTCTTCTCCTTGGTCTCGACCGTGGGGGTGACGGTGAGCGTGTCGCAGCTGCCGACGTAGCGCTCCCCCGTGTTGACGCCGCTCGCCAGCACGCCGAGGAAGACCTTGCCCTTCCCCAGGTAGACCTTGGCTCCATCGGAGACGAATCCCATCGTGTTCTCCTTGCCCGAGCGGCTAGACCAACCGCTCCAGGTCGTTGTAGGTGGACGTGTAGACCAGGTCGAACTCGATCACCGTGCGCGCGAACGGCATCTCGGCCTGCTCGAGCTTGCGGGAGCTGCCGACTTCAGCGAGGTCGACGGCGAGCCCGCCCAGGAGGTTCCCGGCCAGGGCCTTCACGCACCAGGCCCGCAGAGGCTCCGCGGCGCGCTGCGCCGAGACGGCAGGCGGCCCCTTGACCGCGCGGGTCAGGTACTCGACCCGGAGGCGGATCGCCCGGTGCGCGAGCGGCCCTTCGCTGCCCCCGACCCGCTTCACCGCCTCGTCGCCCCAGACCAGGGTCGCGACGGGCAGGTCGTCGGCCTCGACTGCGATGCCACTCCACTCGGCGAGCGCGGGAACGCCGGCGGGCCGCCCGGTGTTGTGGGCGGCCAGCACGGCATCAGCCACGGCCTCGAGCTCGGTCATCGTTCCTTCACGCAGTAGATCCGGGTGAGCCCTCCGGCGGACTCCTCGGCGTGCTCCCGGACCAGGTAGGTGGTCCCGCCCGCCACGATCGTCGCCCCCGCCTCGAGGCCGGGCAGCGAGTCGGTGGCGATCAGCACGGTGACCGAGCGGCTGGACAGCTCGCGGCCTTGCGGGTCCTCGAGGACCTCCACGCCACCGTGGCGGACCAGGCCATACGTCTCCAGGGCCCCCAGGGTCACCTTCACCCCGGTGGTCCGCAGGGCGTAGGCCAGGTCGGCCGCGGCGAGAGCCTCGAAGGTCACGATCAGCTCAGCGAGCGCTTAAGGCCAACGACCGAGGCGCCGAAGTTGAAGCTCGCATTCGCTCCGGCGATCGTGCCCACGAGCTTGATGTACTGCTTGACCGCCGACTTCTGGAAGAGCTTGAGCTGGAGCGAGTCGGCCGCGTCGGTGATCTGGGTGAAGGTGATCCCCGCATCGGCGTAGGTCCCGCCGGAGGTGTCGCAGTGCTGGATCTTGAAGTCCAGGGTCGGGGTGGTGCCGGCCGAGGCCTTGGCCGAGTTGACCAGCATGCCGAGCTCGCCGTCGTAGACGGAGAGGTCGATGGCGGCACTCGTGAAGGTCGTGGTGCGCGCGGCGGGCAGCGCCACGAGCGTGACGAGCAGCCGCGAGAGGGCATTGAGGAAGGCGGTCATGGTCTTCTCCTTCAGGAGGGCCGGCGCCGGCGGCGCCCGCCCTCGGTGGGGATGTCAGTGTCACGGGCGCCCTCGGGCAGGGCGTCGCGTGCAGCACCTGGCGCCGCCGGGGCCGCAGTCTCAGGGAGGGACTCCGACTCCCGGACGGACGCCAGGTATCCCAGACGCTCCCAGCGCCGGCCGGGGGCGTCCTCCAGCTCGAGGAGGTCGCCCTCGTAGACGTCCTGCCCGGGCTTCAGGCAGAACGAGCGCAGGACGCGGAAGCGCATCGGTTCTCCTACGCCAGCGTGGCGCCGGTGCCCTTGCAGAAGGACTCCGGCCGCTGGGTGAGCGAATCGGCCATCTGGAAGGTGAGCACCCGGACCTGCCCCTTCGCGGCGAGCACGTAGGGGTCGACCAGGATCTCGAGGGCGTCGCCGAACATGCCGATGACCTCGTCCTCCCAGTTGCCGAAGAGCAGCCCGTGCTCGTTCGCACCCGAGCCCAGGTTCTTGCGGACCAGGTTGCTGGCGGTCGCGCGGTAGCCCGCGACCTGGCCGTTCTCGTTGTCGCCGCTCCAGATCTTCGTGGACCCGGCCGCGGAGAACTCCAGGGTCTGGCGGAGCTTGCCGGCGATCTCGGGCGTGCTGGCGAAGCCCAGGGCGCCGATGTCGGCGTTCGCGGAGGCGAGCGCGGTGGTCATGTCCACGAGCTTCCCGTAGGCCGGGACCCCGCCGATCGCGACCACGCCCACCCCGGGGGTGTTCCAGACCCCCAGCGGCTCGAACTCCGAGCCCTTGCCGAAGAGGCAGCCGCGGTCGATGGCCTGGCCGTGGCCGATGCCGAGGATCCGGCGGACCCGGGTCTCGATGTCGAAGTTGCTGATCGTCAGCAGCTGCTTGGGGATCTTGACGTTCCCCTGCAGCGTCTTGGGGTTGAGCCACAGGATGTCCGTCCCGAGGTCGCTCTCGGGGGTGTCCGAGCTCGGGTTCTCGCCCCGCCAGTAGACGGTCGGGTCCGAGGTCAGCTTCGGGAACGGCACCGGCCCGGTGAGCCCGGTGAGGAGTGTGGCACCCATCCGCAGCGCGATGGTGCGCGCCCGGAGGATCTCCAGCAGCTCGCGCGGCTGGGAGTCGAAGACCCACTCCCCGCCGGCGCCGGCGACGTCGGTGCCCATGGTGCGGCTGCGCGCCCCGGGCTCCGGCTCCGGCAGGAGCCGCAGGGGCACGAGGATCCCCAGCCCCTCGCTGCGCTTCACGCAGTTCGGTAGGTTGCGCTCGAGCTCCGTGTGGAGCTCACCCTCCACACCGTCGAGCTTCCCGCCCATCCGCAGGTTCGCACCCATGGCCAGGGCCCGGCGGTAGCTGTAGCCCAGGCGATCCTTCCGATCCTGCTTACTCAGGCTCTGGGTGGGGTCCGCCGCGGGCTGGGCGCGCGCCGGGGTCTTCGTGAGCTCGAGGATCTCGAGCCCGGCCTCCTGCAGCGAGAGGCCGCGGGCGATCATGCCGGTCGCCTTGTCGGCGGGCACGCTGTGGGAGGCGGCGAGCTGCAGGATCTTCTCCACCTCCTTGTTCCGGTCGGCGACTTGGGTACCGCCGTCGGTGGCACGCGCGTCCGCGGGGCTCGCGGCCGGCGTGGGCTTCTCGATCACCTGCTCGCTCATCGCTCTCTCCTTCTCCCCGATGGTTTCCGGTTCCTCGACTTCGACTTCGTACTCGCGATCCAGATCGGCCTCGCGGCCCACGCCGGCCTTGCGGAAGTCCGCGGGGTCGGCGACGAATGCCAGGTGCACAGGCTGCCAGCGGGTGATCTCGCGGGTCTCGACCCCGTTCTGGTCCTTGCTCAGCGTCCGCTCGTCCAGCGGCAGGTAGCGGATCGAGACCAGGCGGCGGATGCCGTCCACGACGTCGCGCTCGAACGCCTGGCCATCGACGCTGCGCGAGAAGCGGATGTCGACGCGCAGCACCTTGTCCTCGTCCACGCTCGCGCGCTCGATCACGCCCACGACCGGGCCGTCGTGCTCGTTGCGGACCGAGGCCCCGAGCTTGAAGCGCGCGAGGTCCACCGCGCCGCGCTTGTGCGAGAGGATCTCGGTGCCGTACCAGCGCTGGACCGGCTCCTCGCTCGAGGCGGCGATCCGGTAGAGCGTCCACTCCTGGCCCTCAGCGCGCTCGAGCGCCTCGAGCGTGATCAGCTGCGGGTGGAGTCGCGACGTGATCTTCTTCTTCGTGATCGGCATCGTCAGACCCCCGTGATCTCGACTGCTTCCGTGCCCAAGGTGGCAAGAAGATCGACTTTGTCCATTCTTCTTTCAGTAGAATGCGGCGACGTCAGGCCGCACCCTTGAACGTCGCGCAGATCGCCCCCCAGGCCCGGGCCGTCATACCGGTCTTGGAGGCGGTTTGCGCCTCCTGTGCCGTGGCCACGCGGTAGCCTTCGTGGATTGTCAGGTGGTCACCGCCTGAGCCCTCACCCACTCGCTGTCCGTTGGAGAGATTGTTCGTCCACGTCCCCGCATCATCAGCCGGCGGTCCGTCCGTCCCGACCAGCCCCCACACGAACTCGTGTGCCTGAGAGGGCGTGGCGGTCGCCCCGCTGGAGGGCGTGGCACTGCCCCCTGCGGCAGTCGCGGTCCGGTCCAGAGCGGAGGAGGGCAGCAGCCCAGCAACCTGTGTCGCCACCATGCCGGCTGCACTCACCCACCCGGGCGAGAAGGTTGCCGTGAGGTTGCCGTTGGTCACCGCGTTCTCGAAGTACGCACCGAACATTGCCAGTTGCCTGTAATCGTCGGCGTAGGTCTCTGTGGCAAGTTGGGTCAGCGACACCCCCGCGAGCGAGACTCCGGAGACTGCTATGTCTCCCGGTGCGCTGTCGTGGTCGTATGCGATCCCCACGAGCAGCCACGTCCCGGCATCCACGTTCACGCCCGACATCGTGTGCTCTTGGATGTCACCCTGCCCCAACTCATGGGACGTGCCACGGGCCGTACGCACGACGGTCTCGGCTGGCGGAGCGGAGGCGGAGGGCCTGTGGTCGTGCAGGACGACGCCCATGGTCAGTCCGCCGCGACCACGGTGATGGCGTCGGTGCCGGTGGACCAGACCCGGTCCACGCGCACCCAGTTGATGCCCTTGGTGAGCGTCAGCGGGATGGCGGTGCCGAAGCGGTCCGTGATCTTGACCACGCCGTCCGCGCTGAGGATGAGGGCGCGAGTGCGGAAGGCGAGGTCGGCGCTATCGCTCTTGGTCACCGCAGCGAAGCGCTCGAGCGAGGAATCGGCCGGCGGGGAGACCGGATCCGCGAGGTGCTGGTAACGATCTTCGGGCGGCATGGTGACCTCCTACAGGGTCAGTGGACAGCGGATGGGAGGAGCCGCTCGGCGAGTGCCGCGGGGAGCGCCCGGCCGTTGCCATTGGGCCCCTCCCCGGTCTTGGCGGCCTCGGCCGCCTGGGCAGCGGCTTCCTCATCGGCGGTGGTCTTCGCAGCGTCAGCGGAGGCGGTAGAGGGCATGATCGAGATCCCGAGTTCCTTGGCCCGCGCCTCCTCCCGCGCGAGTTGCTCCAGGATCTCGTCCCAGTCCTTGCCCTCCTCGGCGGCCAGGTCCGCGCGAGAGGCAAGTCCGAGCTGGATCCAGAGCTGCGAGGCCTGGGCGTCCTTCAGGGGCTCCGGCCAGGGCCAGCCGAGTGGGGCGAAGCGGGCCTCGCGGTAGCGGCGCCAGTCGAGCGAGTCGAGGACCAGCCCCTCCGCTCCGCCCGTGGCCGCCCCGCGCAGGAGCGCTGAGCGGAGCCAGGCGTCGCGAACCGGCTGCAGGAAGGCGCGGACTTCGCGCTCTTGGAGCTTCCGCCACAGGCCGCGCTCGGCCAGGAGCCCGGTCTTCATGCTCGAGAAGTTCACGGTCTGCAGGTCGTTGCACAGAGCGTTGTAGGAGACCCCGAGCGCCGTCGCGTACTCGCGCAGGATCGTGATCATGAAGTTCGGGAACGCAGCCGAGGGGTGGTCGGTGTTCACCCCCACCAGCTCGTAGCCAGGGGGCAGCGCCGGGATCTCGCCAGGGTTGGCGTTGAAGACCGGCGGCGGCTTCTCGGGGTCGTTCTCGCCCGTGATCGTGATGTCAGTCGCGCCGTCGCGGACCTGCAGCGCGATCGGCTTCGCCGCCGAGAGTCGCGAGGCGTAGAGCTCGGCCTCGAGCATCCCCATGCGCATCTTGGCGGTGAGGAGAATGGGCGCGAACCAGGTGAGCCCGCGGGCCTGGTTCGCCCTGAGCGGGATGAAGTCGTGGAGCATCTCCCCCAGCCCGGTCCGCGGGTCGTAGGCCGGGACGAAGTAGCGCTCGCGCCGGCCGCCGTAGTTGAAGCCGTAGCCGTAGGGCTGGTCCAGGACCCAGTAGCCCACCGGAGCGCCGTAGGCGTCGACCTCGACGCCCATGCGGATCTCGTTCTGCCCCGGGCGGGCCTCGCGGTTGAACTCGTGGTCGATCTGGTCGGCGTCGATGAACTGCAGGGCGAAGCCGTAGCGGTTCGGGTAACCGTTGAAGAAGCGGATGAAGACCTCGCCGTCGGTGGCCAGAGTCTCGAGGCGGAGGTACTCCGCCTCCACGAGCGTCAGCCGGCGGTCAGTCGTGACCGGAGCCGAGGAGAAGTCCCGCCAGGCGGCCTCGAGGCGGCCGTTCAGGTCCTCGAGGAGCTCCCCGGCAGGCCCGCGGATCTGGGCCTGGTGCTTGAAGCCGCGGTGGCCCACAACGTTCGTGCCGAAGAGGTTCAGGAACTGCCGGGCGTAGGGGTCATTGCGGCGCAGATCTCGGCCGCGAGCGCGCAGCCGGTGGAGCGTGGGCCGCAGCTCCTCGTTCGGGTTCCGCAGCGCCACGCGCCAGTCCATGGTCATGGGACTGACCTCGGCGCCCTTCCACGTGGGGTCGGTCATGCCACCCATGAGCTCGCGGACGGCGCGGGCGACGCGCGCGCGCAGCGGGCGGCGGCTCATCGCCAACCCCCCAGGGGCGAGCCCCACGATGGCAGGAAGGCCACCGGGATCGAGCCGATAACGCTGCCGCGCTCCTCTGCGGCAATGACGCGTAGCAGGTAGGCCTCGCGCGCCCAGACCCTCTCCATCGGGATCCTCTGCCACGAGCGGCCATCGATCGCGTAGGCCTCGACGTCCGCGTCGATGCGGCCTTCCTTGATCTTCTGGATGATCGCGAGCTCGCGACGCGCCCAACTCATCGCCGCGCCGGCAACCGCGGTCGCGAAGTTCAACGTGACGGCGACCTCACCCCTCGCGGGGTCGAACGTGTCGCCGCCGCTCTTCGTGACCCACTCGACCCAGCGGTAGGCGCCGGGCTCGAGCGCGGCCGTGGCGGTCGCGCTCAGCGTGAGGATGAAGTCGTCGCCATCAGCGACGGCGTCGATGTGCGCAACGCTCTTTTCGCCGTTGAGGTGGAGCTTCAGCGCCCAGCCGGCGCTCGCCGGGTAGTCGGCGTAGTAGCGCCGGTAGCGGACCGTGGTGCCGGCCGCGAAGGTCGGGGGAAGTGCAGTGAGCGTGCCCATCGGGAAGCATAGATACCGCCCGAATCGACTCTGTCCATTCTTCTTTCAGTAGAATGCGGGGAGGGCTCGGGGACGCGATCAAGACACTGCGCGGGACCCCGACTAGGCGGGGGCTTCGATCCTGCCAGAGGATGGCGAGAAACCGTCGTCAGTCAGCGGTAGGGACCTGCAGATCGCCCGGCATGCGGGGGTCTGGCGGATCGGTGACTACTAACGCACCTGCTCTTCCAACTCGCCTGCAGCCCGCTTCTGAGCGACGCCCATGATCACGGCCCGCACCTGCTTCTTCGAAGCGTAATACCTCCGGCCCAGCGTGTCGTAGGCCCAGAGGCTCCTCAGATCAGGCCCGATGCCTTGAAGGTTGTCCTGGCACCCCATGTAGTAGTCGCCGGGCCTGAGCATCTTTGGGAGCTGCCCGCCCCTCGGAGCAGTGACGATCCAGTCCTCGTGCTTCTTCCCCCGCTGGCCCCCGATGTGATGGAGCATCACAGGCTTCCTCCCCACGTTCGTCACTGCCCACACCAACAGATTGTCAGCCACGACTCCCCTACCCAGCTGCCGGGCCTGGCTGATGTAGCAGCTCACACGCAGCTTCCCGCGATCGATGGCATCGCGGTAGATGTTCCAGCCCAGAGCCACCCCTGAGATCATGAGACTGCCGGTGGAAATCCAAAGCGGAGCGGCTGATTCGGCGACCATCCCCCCCCTCCTTCCTGCGCTCAAACTCACCGACTGCCACTTCGTCAGCGCTTGGTCCGCCTGGGGGGCTTCTTCGAGGAGCCGGCATGCGATGGGGCAGATCCCGAGCCGAAGAGCGTGAGGTTCTCCGCGCCTTGAGAGCGGACCGCCGGCGCGCGCTTGAGCGTCACGTTGGAAGCCTGCCCCGGGTAGTCGATTCCTTTCCCCTCGAGCAACTCCTTGATCGTGAGCAGCTGGACGCGTGGGTGGTTCCGGTCTGTGTAAGGCGAGCGGTAGAAGCCCGCGGTCGCGGCCTCCTTGCGCATGTCACGCGTCGGCTCGTGCAGGCTGAGGAGCACGCCGATCTGCGCCTTCTCTCGATCAAGCACGCCAACAAGATCGCGGACGTGCGGCGAGCTTGTGCCACCCCCCTTCACAGAGAGGATGACCTGCTTTGTGCCTCCGGCGGAGCCCTCGTCATGGAAGAGGAGACGCCCATCGATCCCGCGATCGGCGCCCTTCTTGTGCTCGGAATGTCGGGCCCCCACAAGGCCGAGCGCCCAGCACTCAAATTGGAACTTGTCCTCGGCCGCCAGATGTTCAGCGCCGGCCAGATCCGTGGGTTCCCCGATCACCTGGTACTCCGCACGACCTCCGAAGGCGTCCGTCAGACGTGCCTTCATGAGCCCCACGGCGAGATGGGTGACGTCCACCCCGATCCAGTGACGCTTCAGCCGCTGGGCCACAGCGATGGTCGTCCCGCAGCCGCAGAACGGGTCCAGGACCAGGTCGCCCTCATTGCTGCTCGTGAGGATGATCCGCTCCAGGAGCGATTCGGGCTTCTGGGTCGGGTAGCCGAGGCGCTCGGCGGCCTGGGCGCCGATGGGTCTGAGATCGGTCCACATGTCCTGCAGCGGAACGCCCGACATTTCGTCGAGGTATCGCTTGTAGGCCGGGACCGCGCCGGGGTTCGTCTGAATGACGCGACCCTCGCGGATGAGCTGCTCCATCTTCGCCTTGCTGAACCGCCAGTAGCGGGTCACGCCCATGACTTCGTAGTTCGGGTTCCCCTTCGCCGCTCCACCGGGCCCCGTGAGATCGCCGAGCCGGTACAGGCGGCCAGTCCCCGGCTCCTCGTGCCGGTAGAACTGCTCGACATACTCCGGATCGTAGGTCGTGTACTGCGGATTCCACGTCCAATCGTCCCCCTTCGTGTAGAAGAGCAGGACGTCGTGGATGCGGCCGTGCTGCTTGCGGCCCTGCTTGGTGTCGCTGTGCGCACTGCTGCGCTTCCAGATGATCTCGGCCCTGAAGTTCTGCGGCTTGAAGATCGCGTCCATGAGCATCTTCAGGTAGTGGCTCGCCGTCGGGTCGCAGTGCAGGTAGAGGCTGCCGGTGGCCGTGAGGACGCGACGCAGCTCGACTAGGCGAGGCGCCATCATCGCCAGGTAGGCCATCATGTCCGATTCGCCGAGGAAGGTGCGGAACGCATGCATAGCCTCGGAGACGCGCCCGCCTTGCTCGATGATCTCCTGGCATGCCGCCGCCGCGCCCTGGTCCCAGTGCCACGTGTCCTCGAAGGCATGGATCTGCGCAGCGGACTTCGTGCCCGGCCGCTCCGCGAACAGGACGTTGTAGCTGGCGTTGGAATTGAACGGCGGGTCCAGGTACACGAGATCCACCGTCTCGTCCTTCACGTGCCGGCGCAGGACGTCGAGGTTGTCACCGTAGTAGAGCACGTTCTCGGCGGGCATCGCGGCTCCCTCCCTTGTGGCAAGTTCTGGGCGAGGCAGCGTCCCTAGCCTACGAAGGCGCTGAACACTTGATCGCCTTGCATCTGTAGGGCTTCTTGGGCGAGCTGGTAGTTCCGTGAACGGCGTGGGCGAGGTGATGTCTCGACCAGAGAGTGGATAGTACTCGCCACGAACTGCAGGGCGTTGACCGGTGATGACCGCGCCCACGCAGGTACATCCTCTGGATCGAAGGCGATCTGATGAAGCCTGCCGCTGAAACGCCCGAGCAGGAACTCAACCCCGCCGCTGAGACGCACCTCCCGGAGTGGCTCGTTGCCGATGTATGCAAATTCGATGACCTGCCGGTCGTGGCCCCACCAGGCTCTGCGCTGGACCGCGAATCTCACTGCCTCCGGGACGTCAAAGGGAGAAGGCAGGACCGACAATTCAACCTGGCCGACACGTTCTATCCAGGGCCGGTTCAGTCGCCCTAGATCGAGCCCTATCCAATCGCCCATGGCTTGATCCTCGTCAGCACCTTGCTCATTACCCCAGCAATCGCCAAGAACAATGTCCTTCCCCTATCGTTCAACTCAAGATGGCCATTGATGTCCTCTACCACTGTCGGAGGACATGGGTCGCGGCTGTCAATCACGATGACACCCCAAGGCTTCCCGCGCACCTCCACGGGGATTCCGAAGAAGGACCGCGCTCGGATCCCGGTCTCCTTCACCCAGGAAGCAGTCACGAAGGTCCGCCGCGCATATTCCTCATGCTGACTTTCGTCCTCCGGGTCCGGCAGATTGATTATCGGCAGGATGTTGCCGCAGGCCAACGTCCTCCCTGCCACCCCATGAGCGATCGCGGCCTTGTCAGGGGCGTAGAAGGCCACGCGCCGCTTCAAAGTGAAGTGCCCTGACCTCTCGACTGACACAAGCCAACCGCTCCATGGCCACCTCCGGAGAGCCAAGCACGCCTTCGTGAAGCAGATCCTTTGACGCTTGAACAAGGTGGCACGGTGAAACTCGGCGGGGTCGTGGGGTGGTTCCCCCGCGAAGGTCAGGTTCCGGATGGAGTCGAGGACATCCTTCACCAGTTCCCATGCCCAAGGAGCTCCTAGCCTTTCGCGGAGTAGTTTCGAGACGCCAGCCAGGACGGCGAGGGGGATCACGAGCAAGGCCCAGTCCTGCCCTATTGTTAGCGCCGAGATAACTAGAGTCGGGAGTTTGATGCTTAGTCGGCTTAGATCGCCTTTGGGAATAGCCCCCAGGCCCACGACAGCCAGCGCACTGGACCATTGGATGAAGGTCAACAGCCGGAAGGCTCGGTTCCGCCAGAGTCGGCGCACTCTCTTCACCCCTGTTGAGAGAGGGACGGCGTCAGGGCATCGTGGAGTCCATCTAGGATTACCACAGTTCCCCCTGCCCCCGAAGAGCCAAATACCGACCCAGAGGCTCAGGAGCCGACGCACGTCAATGGACGTCGCGCGCGCTAGGTGCGCCGGCGCCATGCTTGGCGAGGAACGCGTCACCGCTCCCCCTGTGGCTGCCCGTACAGCCGCACGAGGGCGAGATCGCCGAGCGGAACGATCCCGGGGCCGCAGGAGTCGGGCGCCGCGTTGAAGGCGGGCGTGGTGAAGCAGAAGACCGTGGCGACCAGGATCGCGATCATGTCCCTCCCTCCCGCTTCGGTGCGCTCGCTGCCCACGCCATCGTCTCGCCCGTCTCCCCGCGGCCTGGAGGGTCACCCGGACTGCGACAGCCACCGGCGCCGGCCTGGTGCTGGCGCGCGCCTTGCGGTTCTTCCCTGTCGGCGGGGGTTGCGGCGACCGCGGGACCGATGGGGATCGCATCCAGCGCTCCGCTGACGGTGAGGCCCGGCAAGAGGCTGCGGAGCGTGTCGCCGACCGAGGCCGGTGCGGTGGGTGGGCGGCTCCGAGCGTGCGGCGGAGCCGCGACCGCCTGCCTCTCGCGCGTGCGCGTGTGCGCGCGCGCTGTGGGTTCTGGTTCTACTGAGGGTTGGTCACCACCCGGGTGGTGGGTTGACGGCCCTTTTCCGGTGGGTATGTGGATAACTCCGGCGTTCTCCACAGGCGAACCCACCACCCGGGTGGTGGGTAGCCGCGAGCCTTTCCCATCACCCGTGTGGTGGGTTCTTCGCGGACGGGGAGCGGCGAGGTTCTCGGCGCAGGTTGCGCACGGCGCGTGGCCCAACTCGATGAGGCTGCCCAGCACGATGTACTCGGTCGCCCTCCCAGCTCCTCCCCTGGGGTAGCGCCGGATCTCGAGCAGGCCAGCGTCTGTGAGCGCCTGGAGGTCCTCCCGGAGCGACGTGGCGCCCAGTCCCGTCTCCCGGGCCAGGCAGGAGACTCCCGGCCAGGCCAGCCCGCAGTCATCGCAGGCATGGTTCGCCAGCACGAGGAGGAGGAGCTTCTGGCGTGGCGCCAGCTTCAGCTCCAGGGTGGCGTTGATGTGCCGGTTAGACATGCTTGCCCCCATCCCTGCGAAGGAGTACGGTCCGGCTGTCGACATGCGGACCGCGCCTAGCGCGGCCCGGTGTGAGGGCGGCGTCATCCGACCCGTGGTGGTCATGCCCGGTAGGGGCCCTATCGCTAGCCACGGTTCCCCGCCTGTCCCCGTGATGACCTTGCCGACTGCGTGGCCGGCGGCGATGAGCCGCCGGCCTTCGCATTGAGGTCGACACTCAGCGGATCCACTTGCCAGGCGGCGTCGATGTGGCGGTTAGACATGCCTTCCCCCTGATCTGTCGGCTACGGCGCGATGTAGCCGCGCGCGGACATCACGAGCTCGAGCTCTTCGGCGTTGCGGACCGCAAAAGACTGGTGGCCCTCCCGCAGGGCCTGGCGCAGGAAGTCCGAGAGGGCCTTGCGGCGGTTGGAGCGCCCAGGCCGGCACTCGATGACGAGCACCCGGCAGTGGACCAGGGCGATGACGACGGCGATCCCGGCACCCCAGGGCTCTCGATCCCGGCTCGGCCGCTGGGCGATCACGCCGCGGAAGCCCCACGCGCTGAGCGCGCCGCAGCAACGGCTGGCAAGGCTGAGCGCCCGTCGACGAGACGCACAGGCAGGCATCAGGCGGCCTCCTGGCTCATGGCTGCCTCGGGCGGATGAGCAGGGTCTCGAGGATGTCCTCCCGCCGGCGCTCCAGGAGATCCGCCTTGGCGTAGGCCACGGGAATTCCGCGTTCACGACAGGAGGGGCAGAAGTTTCTGCGGTTCGGGCTGGGCCGGCGCTCAGCTTCGTAGAGCCCATGGCACTGGTAACAGGGGATCCTGGAGTCTGAGCGCGGGATCCGGCCAATGCCACCGCACGTCGGGCAGATCGTCATCCTCTGGAGGATGAGAGATCGGGCGCTCCGATCGCGGCGGGCGAGGTAGCCCTTTCGCTGGATCGCCTTCAGCTGCTGGTGCACCGTCGAGCTCTTGGTCCCGAACGCGGCGCCAATCTCCCGGACCGTCGGCGGCATCCCGTGGTCTTGGATGAACTCCCTCACCCACTCCAAGGTCTGTCGCTGGCGCGGGCTGAGATCGATCACCGAGCCCGCCCTTCGCGTACCAGCTTGCGCACCGCGGCGTCGCTGCCGCGCCTGCGCTGGTTCGGGTCGTAGGGCTGGCCGTCGCCGTCTACGACCGTGATCTTCAGGTCCGGCCTCGAGGCGCGGAAGACGTTGTAGCGGAAGAGAAAGTCCCGGGCCGCCCAGCCCTTCACCTCGATCAACTCCTCGCTGCCGTCGAGGTATACGATGACGAAATCCGGGGTGTAGCGGCCGCAGTAGATCCCGTTGACCTCGATCCGGTAGAAGGTCGCGCGCCGCCAGTCGAGGATCTTCCCCGAGTCCACTAGCAGGTCGAGGCGCGCGGCGTAGTTCGCTTCGGCGGTGCTGCGGTAGCGGTAGCCGTCGTAGACCTTGGGCTTCGCAAGCCAGCCCCCGGCACGTAGGAGCGAGAGCGGCCGTGGGGTCCCGGTCGGCATCAGCGGGCCCTCCGGCAGGTGCGCTGGGTGTGCCCCAGCTCACCGCACAGGCCACAGCGGCTGGCGCCCTTCCGCCGGGCGGCATGCGCGGCGCAGACCGTGGCGCCCGGGACCCGACGGTTCTTGCAGCCGGCATGAGCGCAGAGGCGGTCCTTCGCCGGTTGTGCCGGCGCCTGCGTGCGGCTGCGCGCCGGCGGGGCAGCGCGGAGGTCCTCCCCGCTCACACCGGGCGAGAGCGTGCGGACATGGAGGCGGCCGCGGTAGACGCCGTTCGCGGGCGCGCGCTCGAGCGGGACGCACCCCGACTCAGTTGGGTGGGCGGCGGCCATCGACATCCCTGTCAGTTCTGATCATCTCCTCGGCCTGACGTACTGCGTCCGTCAGCTCGCGGGAGGCCTGGCTCACGCTCATCATGGCGTTCGGGGTCCAGCAATCGCGGTAGCGGACCGCGGCCCGGAATACGAGCGCCAGCGGGCGAAGGACCTCCAAGGCTCCGCACCGGGCAAGAGCCTGGCGCTGAGCGTCCGGACCGCACGCGACATCGTGGCCGAGCGCCAGAAGGGCGTCGACCGCCTCCGGGGTGAGCTGCACGTCGTACTCTTCGATCCAGGCCTGCAGGCGCTGGCGGGTGATCATCGTGATCTCCTGGGGAACCTGCCCATCGCTTCTCACGCTGTCGTGCGGCGCGCTACTCGGCCCGTGGCCCCCGATGACACGAACCTTTCGCGCGCCGCATCCATCTCAACCCCGCTTCCGCGCCGGAGGCCGCAGCCGCTCCGCGGCCTCGGCCAGAAGCCGGCGCTTCTCCGCCTGCAGGCGCTTGATCTCGAGCGTGACCTTCACGATCCGGGCATTGCGGTCGTCGGAGCGCATCCCTGAGCCTCCCTGGTGACCGGGGCGAAGGCAGGCTCCGCCCCTGCATCATCGACGTTCGGGTGGGTGAGGTTGGCCTGCTCCTGCTCGCGCAGTTGGTTCTTGACCATCCGGGCGAGTCCCTCGAGCACGGCGGCCTGGGCGCTCGAGACGATGGCGAGCGCCAGCGGATTACTGGCGACCAGGATCCGTAGCAGGAGCCTGGCGCCTTCCGGCCCCACGGATACCTGCGTGAAGACCTGGCGCTCCGTGGGTGAGGTGGGGGTGATGATCTGGCGTCGGGTGACGGTGGTCTGAGTGATCATCGTGGGCCTCCCGCGATGACGAGCAGGACCCAGAAGAGCGCCGCGGGCGCGACGATCACGAGCAGGAAGGCGGCCACGTACCAGAGGGGACGACCCTCGGAGAAGGCATCGCGGAGACGGGCGGTCAATTGAGCCTCCCCGGGCCCACAGCCCTCGACGCCTGCAGCGTCTGGAAAAACATGCCGAGAACCGTCTCCGTGAGCTCGAGCAGGATGAGCACACGGACGAGCGCGAAGAGAGGCGAGTTTGCCTCGATGCCCGCGAAACTGCACTCCTCGAGGATCTTCCGAATCTCGTTGGTCTGCTGCGGGATTCCCCACGCCAGCATGTCCAGTCGCTCGAAGCGGGTCATCCCGCTCCGGAAGCCGACCGAGGTCGGCTTCCTCAGAATCGCCCGAAGCTCGGGACTGGCATGTGATAGCGCCTGGTCGAGGTCTACCGGGCGGAAGGTCATCACCGGCCTCCGAGGCAGCCGAGGAATGTCCCGGCGTTGCTGTCGTAGACGTGGAGCGAGCCCGGACCGTTACCCTCCGGGTCCCGCATGACAGTGACGTGGACGGAGAGCCCCTGACGGCCCTTGAGGGCCAGGTGGAGGACCTCCCCTTCCTCGTAGGCGTCCTTGACGATGGCGCCGATGAGGTCAGTCAGGGTGACGCGCGGCGCGATCATCGGACGGCCCCCCTGACGGCCAGGGCCGTCCCGTCACAGGTGGAGTGCTCGCTCCGGAATCGCACGATCTCCATGCGGCGCTGCCAGAGAACGGGTGACAGACCCTCGTGGCGTCCGCAGCGCATGCAGAAGACACCGAGATCGGCTGTCGGAGCCGCCTTGCGTTCGCGCCGGCACAGGGCGCAGATCCTGGGCGCGCCCGTCGTGTCCAGCCGCTGGGCGGCGAGGAGCAGTCTGCCGCATCGAGTGCGGCCGTCCCCCCGGTCCCGATGGGCCATGCGCCAGCCACGACGCCAGACCAGGTCGACCGGATGAAGGGAGAGGTGGGAAGAGGCGGGGGCGGCGCCGTCGGCGCCGCGGGCGGGTGCGGGGGCTGCGCTCACTGCGATCTCCTTTCGGAGACCGCCTGCCGCTGGCCCTCGGCCTATCCCTTAGGGCGCTGCGCCCTTAAGGCTGGCGGAGAGGGTGGGATTCGAACCCACGGTACCCTTGCAGGTACAACGGTTTTCGAGACCGTCCAGTTCAACCACTCCTGCACCTCTCCGCCCGCGTTTGTAACATCAACCCCCACCTGCTGCAACCGGACTCCTTGGACGCTCGGAACACGGGTGCCATTCTCGAAAATGCTCCTTCGCGCGAAGGAGCCGGGCCGTGATCACGCCGACTCGAGCCCCTCCGCCAGCACGCGCAGGACGGCGGCCAGCGACTTCCGGTGGTCGGGCGGCAGCGCCGGGGCGATTGCTGAGACCGCTGCCAGCAACGCAACGGGATCGACGGCGATACCGGTGGTCGATGGCACTTCGCTGCCGGCGACGACAGTGGGATTGGAGGAAACCGAAGCGGGATCCGCTGAGGTGACATCGGCGAAGTCGGACGGCTCAGCCGCCGCGGCTTCTGGCGTGGCGACCAAGTCCAAGGGAGAATCCGCCGACGGTTCCGGTGTCAACTCCGCCGCCGGGACCTGCGCTGACCCGGCCCTCAGGAGCGAGGCAATCATCTCCCGGAACGCGCCGCTCCCTCCCGGCGCAGCGATCGTGTCCCGGTCACCCTTGTCCCAGATGTTGGCGAGGACGTCTCGCTTGGTATCGTGAAGGCGAAGGATGCGCTCCTCAATACTGTCCTTCGTCACGAGGAGCAACTCCTGCACCGCGCGCTTTGACCCGATCCGGTGCACGCGGGCGATCCGTTGCTCGAGCCGGGCTGGGTTCCAGGGCAGGTCGAGATTGATGACCACATCCGCCACCTGAAGGTTGAGGCCGACGCCTCCGGCGTCGGTGCTCACGAACACGGCGGGCCCCTTCTGCTCGATGAAGGCGCGCAACAGCGCTGGCCGCGAGTGGACGGAAACACCCCCGTGCAGGTGGAACACCGGCAGCCGGAGCCTGCGGCACAGCGCCTCGGCCCGGTCGGTCATGTCCGTCCATTCCGAGAAGACCACCGCCTTGCGACCCTCCCCCAGGCACAGATCGCGCAGCGCTTGATCGAGCTCCTCGAGTTTGGGCACCTTCCGGTCTTCCACCTCATGCCCCAGCATGTGAGGTCCGTTGCAGCATCGTCGCGCGATCACGAGCAGGCGCTGCATGCGCTCGAGGTCCACGGGGAGGAGCACCTTCTTGCTGGCGATCCGCGCGACCTGGGCGAGGACGTCGTCGTAGGTGGGCGTGACCGCCTCGTGCATCGGGAGCATGGCGGTGAAGCGCACCCGCTCGGGCAGATCGAGTGCGACATCTTCCTTGCGGCGACGCAGGAACGCGGGGGCCAGCCGCGAGCGCAGGGCCCCGAGGCCGCGGTAGAGGACGACACGTCGCCCGTCGGGGTTCCGCACGAAGTGGTCGCGGTCGAGCTGCCAGAGCGGAGGAAGGAGTCTCTGATCGATCAGCTGGGCGATCGCATACGCTTCCTCGAGACGGTTCTCGAGCGGCGTTCCCGTGAGGGCGAAGACGTACCGGGCGCCGATCGCCTTCAAGACGCGCGCCGTGCGCGTCCACAGCCCCTTCGCCCGCTGCGCCTCGTCGATGATGAGCAGATCCGGAGGATGGTCTGCGTGATGCCGGTGATCACGGAGGACCTGCTCGTAGTGGGTCACGAGCCACGCGGGGCGGGCGGCGATCGTCCGGGCGCGCTCATCGGACATCCCTTCAAGCAACACCGCAGCCTCCCCGATACACCGCTGAATCTCCTCCGCCCAGCCTCCGCGCAAGCTGGCGGGGCAGACGATCGTCACGCTGAGCGCGGGCCGCGACGCCCGCCTCATCACGGTGGCCGCGAGAATGGCCTGAACCGTCTTTCCAAGCCCCATCTCGTCGGCGAGCAACGCACGACCCGTCCGGGCGAGGAACTCCGCGCCCTTCCACTGATACGGGTAGGGCTTGAGCCCAAGCGTGGGCAACAGGCTCGCGATGTCCCGATCGGGCAGGATGGGGCGGCGTTCGATGCGGCGGTCGAGCCAGTCGAGTGCCTGGGGTTCGACGCGGTCCACGAACGGGCCTAGCCAGCGGCGGAGTTTCGCTTCGTCCCCTGCAAGCGGTCGGAGCGGGAGGCCCGCGTCATCGAACGCGTCCTGCACGACCGACGCGCCCGGGCCCCGCGGGCGTCCTAGAAGCCGGGGCTCCACCACGTCGCCAAAGTGAAGGTAGACGCGAGACCTCCGTGCCGCGCGCTGATGCTCGAGCGGGAGTCGCGATCGAGCTGATTCCAGCCACGCGCGGACGCGTTCCACGTGCTTGCACGTGTGCAGTCGGTTCGCCTCGAAATCCGGGCAGTCGCAGGAGTGAGGACCGCCTACGCCTCCCCTCAAGTGAATCCGATAGGAGAACCCGGACGGAGCCTCGACTCGCAGGAAGGGGGGCAGATCGGGTCTGACGAGAAGCTTCTCTCCCCGCGCAGCCACCTGCCGCTCTTCGAGCGCAAGCCGGCGCGCCGAATCGCCATCCTGCAAGACCGCGCCGGGACCCGCCTCCCGCAC